GGGACAGGGACAGGGACAGGGACAGGGACAGGGACAGGGACAGGGACAGGGACAGGGACAAACCTCGTTGAAATTTGATGACAATGACCATTATGTAGACACGAATAATCAAAAATCGTCCGTAAATGCTCCCAAAACATTTGATAGATTAGAAGAAATTAGTATCAGGCGAGCAAATGAAAGAAAACAACAAGAAGAGAGTGATGACGATGACGAAAGAATCACCATTTCTACAAATGAAATTAGTTTAGATAATTTAGACATTCAACAAATCCCAATAGATTCGGATGAATTGCCTGATTTGTTGAAAGATGACTTTGAAATATTGCCGTAATCACTTTTGCGTAAAAAAGGCATTTAGAATAAGTATAAGAATACTATGTTTGCAATTGCCGGAATTATTGCATTTATTTTTCTAATTGCGAAATTCATTGAAATGAGATTCATTGAAAAAGAAAACAAACCGCTGAAAATAATGATACGCGATACATTGTTGGTATATTGCTGTGTTTTACTTGGATTTGTTTTATATGAACAAGTATCTCCTACAAATCTTGAAATAAAAAGCCCTAACGTATTTACAGACAATCCTGGATTTTAAAAAAATTGAAATAAAAATAGTATAATTACTATATTATAACTAAAATGAGCAAACACGCTTGCGAAAAATGTGGCAAAGAATTTAATGCTAAATCTCTACTTACAAGACATCTTAATAACAAAAAACCATGCGATATAAAAAGTATAAATGCCAAAAATACCAAAAACACCAAAAACATTAAAAAGACAATGGTTATTGACGAATCTACAACCCTAATTGAAGAAAAAAAAGAAGAAGACAAGATTATTAAGCCAATATTAAAATGGGTTGGCGGAAAAACACAACTGTTGGACAAACTTGTCAGTCAATTTCCAACCGAAATGAATAATTATCATGAAATATTTTTAGGAAGAGGAAGTGTTTTATTAGCATTGTTATCATGTGTAAAAAAAGACATGATAAAAATACATGGAAAAATATATGCATCTGATTTAAATGAACCCTTGATTTATGTATATAAAAACATTCAATCAAACCACGAAGAATTATTCAATTCAATTCAAGTGTTAATACAAGAATTAAATTCTTGTCAAAAGGGTGAAATAAACAGGAAACCTGAAAATATAACAGAGGCCAAAATGGCAAAGGAAAATTATTATTATTGGATTCGTCGTGAATATAATAAATTAAGTTTGTCTGACAAAAACAGTGTAATCGGTTCCGCCATGTTTATATTTTTGAATAAAACGTGTTTTAGAGGCGTTTTTAGAGTTGGTCCAAACGGATTTAATGTGCCTTATGGCCATTATTCCAATCCTGAAATAATTAACAAGGAACATTTGTGCAAAATACATGAACTAATACAACATGTCGTGTTTGAATGTTGCGATTTTACCACATCTTTGAATACGATTGAACCTGATGATTTTGTCTATCTTGACCCACCCTATAATAAAGAAACAGACACGTCTTTTGTGGGATACACCGAAGACGGATTTAACATTGAAAAACATACGCAGTTATTTAATTTATGCAATGAATTAACCAATAGCAAATTTATCATGAGTAATTCAAATACCGATTTTGTAAAACAACATTTCTCAGAAGAAAAATATAATATTCAACCAATAACTGCAAAAAGAAGTATAAATAGTAAAAATCCACAGGCGAAAACAACCGAATTGCTTATAAAGAATTATTAACCCATTCATCAACCGTTTCAAAATAGTTTTCATCATCTCCAAATAATATGGAGATGTTGTGTCGTTTCATTATGTTATTAAATATTATATATTTTTTCTCGGTTGATTGAATTTTATTTTGCAAAAATTTACTTACACAAAACGCGTATTCAACTTCATATTTATACTCAAGTGCTTCTTCATACTCTTCTTTAAATCCTGGACCTGCCAATAACTTTGTATCAACAGACCCATCTACATTTTGTGCCTTTTTCTCCAAAATTTTAATTACTTTTCTTCCTGTATTGTATTCAATAATATATGCTTCATCTGGACATCTAAATACTTCTATGTTGTGTTTGTGTTTTATATAAGTTTTTAATCCTGATTGAGATACATAGACAATTCTTTTATCTTCAAACGTTTTTGTTAAATAATATCCATTGCTGCTTTTTGCATTTAATATTACCTTTTCATAACCGGTTTCAATCAATTGGGGTTTATTATCGGTTTTCTCTTCAAATTTTTTGCCATACAAATTTGTATTGGCACCGCCAGCACCGGTTCCATTGTTTACAATCAATTCTGATGACGGTTGACTTTCAAGATTCATATTAATTAATATCCATCATGAGATGTGTTTAAGCATTTCAATTTTAAACCGGCGAAGATTTAATACTTTTAGAATTTTAAAAGTATTAAATGGTGAAGAATTAAATATGAGGAAGCATTGCATCAATATTTATCAATTCATTGAGAGAAATATCCTTTTTACTTGATACAAACTTTTTGAATTCTTCTCTCTCTAATTGTGCCTGGGGAGTGTGGTTGTGAACACACCGAGCAATCATTTTATACAATTTAAAATCAGGATATCTCTCCACTCCATTGTTTTTATATAACAAATTCACTCCCTTGTCATCCAAACACCACTCTACAATTAATCTCACTAAAGGGTCGCATTTCTTTAAATTCTTCACATCATTTACATCATCTACCACATAATCAAATATAGAACATGCCAATCTGCATAAATCAAAACTATAATTCGGTTCCAATCGCGGCTTCTTGTCGTTGAAAAAAGGCTCTGTATTATATTGCGATGAAGCATCACCTTTATGTTCAAAACTATCACTACAAAAGAGTTTATTTTGAAATTTATAAATGCTTCTACCGAAATCAATGATTTTGAAAATTCTGCCAAAGGTAGGCACCTTGTAATATTTGCTCTTGTACAAATAAAACACGTGTTTTAATTTTGTTTCACAATACATAATATTGTTTGTATGAAGGTCGTTGTGGGTGAGAGAAAATACCTTTTGATATGTTATTAAAATCATTATGATTTGCATGAGTGCAGCAAACCATTCGGCGTCATCTTTAAATCGGTCATTTAAAATAAGATTGTCTAATGTGTTGTCGCATTTTTCCATGCAAATGACGTGGACAGGGAATTCTTTTATGGTCGCCTTCAGTTCTTCTTCGTCTTCATTGCTACTGCCACTGTTATTGTCAGAATAACTGTTTTCACTAGACGAATAGTCGTCATCGTTCTCTTTATTGGCATTCTCATTGTCCTCATTGTCCTCTTTACTATCGGTTTCATCGTCATTGTGGTCATCTTCGTTGTGATTTTCTGAATTGGATGTATAAGAAGACCTAGATGAAAAAGATGAACCTGATTTCAAGGTAGTTGTAAGTTGTGTTGTCTCTAAAGGCGAATGAGTGATGTCAATCAAATCCAAAGACATGTCTTTTACATTGTCTAGTGTCAAACAATTCTTTTGGTCTTGGTCTTGGTCTTGGTCAAATACATTGTCAAATAAATTGTCAGCAATGACATCTGCATCTAGAGAGACATTTACGGTTTCAGAAGTGTTGATTTTAATAGGTTCTTTTTTATCCATGCCATCCTGAAATAAATGTTCATACTCGTCCACCGTAAATAATTTATTCTTGTGTTGGTTGAAAAAGGGGGATTTCATTAAGTATTCAATGTCGTCCTCCACATTGATTCTATATTTTTGTTTCACAGAGAGAAAAGAACCATAGAAATCCACTCCATTAATGAAATTGTTGTTGTGAATTAAAAAACTGGACAAATACACAAACAGGCCATCGACATACGCAGCATTGTTTGTATCCATCATTTTAGAGTGCACTGCTTGCTGTTGGGATTCTTCGCGAGTTGGCAACGCAAATAAATTCGGGTCAGTAACATCATATTTACCCAATAAATATTTGTATGGGTCAAGAAGAGGGGCATATTTAAAAAACAGCGGCTTGGATTTCACCTTTTGCGTGTGCAGATTTTTCACATTTCCTTCATAAGAATTTTCCTCGTCATATATTTTGTTTTTTACAGAGGTGACATACCATGTATGATTTAGATTCACATTTTTATAATTAGATTCAGTCAATGTGAAAAACCGGTCATATAGCGGCATATAATTTTGCGTTTTAGAGAGAAATAAGGTTTCTTTCTTTTCTAAAGTAAGAAATAATTCCTGATTTTTGCGTTTTTGATAATTCACATTAACAATCATTAATAGGTATTTAACATATAAATTATATTTCTTTTTAACTTATTATTCTTTTTTCCTTCTTTTTTGTTTCTTTTTTATTGCGTAGTATTTATTATTTATTAAAACAGATATTAAATATAAATGTCGCTAGAATTGAAAAAATTTGACATGAAAAGTATTTCTTTCAAACCAAATGATTCTAAAGGACCCGTTATTTTCTTATTAGGACGACGAGACACTGGCAAATCGTTTTTAGTAAGAGATTTGTTGTATTATCATCAAGATATACCCATTGGCACAGTCATCTCAGGCACAGAAGAAGGCAACGGATTTTATGGCAAAATGGTTCCTAAACTTTTCATACACAATGAATACAATACCGCCATTATTGAAAACATCTTGAAACGTCAGCGTTCTGTATTGAAACAAATCAAAAAAGAAATTGAAACTTATAAAAAATCAAATATTGACCCACGCACTTTTGTCATTATGGATGACTGCTTATATGACAACACATGGTCTAGAGATAAATTAATGCGATTACTTTTCCTCAATGGTAGGCACTGGAAGGTAATTTTAATCGTCACCATGCAATATCCTTTGGGCGTGCCTCCTACTCTCCGCACCAATATAGATTACGTTTTTATATTGCGAGACAATTATATTGCAAACCGTAAACGAATTTATGAAAATTATGCAGGTATGTTTCCGACGTTTGAATCGTTTGCACAGGTGATGGACCAATGCACTGAGAATTATGAGTGTTTAGTCATTAATAACAACGTAAAATCCAACAAATTACAAGACCAGGTCTTTTGGTACAAGGCAGAAGCACATAATGACTTCAAATTAGGGTCAAAAGAATTCTGGGAATTGTCCAAAGGTGTGCAATCGGATGATGAAGAAGAACAATATGACCCTGCTAACACAAAGAAACGCGGTCAAGGTCCGAAAATTAGCGTGAAAAAGACAAAGTGGTAGGTCTTGCTTTTATTTTTAAAAAAATGATTCTAAAATTAAAAGCAAAATGGCTTAAATATATACATCAATTACATATATAATATGATGCAACAAGCGTTGAACATTGTTGAACTTATTGAATCAAATCCCATCACACGGTTAAATCATACGTATAATGTGAAATTATTAAATAAAATTAAAACCTATTTCACAGAATATGAACAACAAATGTTTCTTACTAGCTTTTATTGCTATTTGAACTATAATAAAAAGACAGATTTTGTCATTGATTTGGATAATATATGGAGATGGTTAGGGTTTGCGTCTAAATTTAATTCCAAAAGATTATTAGAAAAATGTTTTATTATTGAAAAAGATTATAAAATATTACTCCCCCCTCATGAGAAGCAAGAAGTTACACCTCATGGAGGTCATAATAAAGAAACCATTATGTTAAATATTGAGACCTTTAAAAAATATTGTATGAAAGCAGGAACAAAAAAAGCAGATGAAATTCATGATTATTATTTAAAATTGGAAGAAATTATCCAAGAAATTTTGGAAGAACAAAATACAGAATTGCAAAATGCACTTATAATTAAAGAAAAACAACTTGAACTTAAAACAGAAGAGTTGGAAATTTTTAAAGCAAACAAAACCGTATTATATATATATAATACTGATACTAGAAGAATACCAAGTGAATATAAAATTGGTGTCACATTAAATATACACACACGTATAGCATCGTTTAACACACCAATAACACATGGGAAACTTGAATTTGAAGTATATATAGAAGATTTAAATCTTAGAACTTTAGAAAGTTATATCCATTTATTATTAAAACCATTTCAGGTTCTTCGCGAAAATTATAGAATCGACCTTGAAGAAGCCAAATGTGTTATGATGGGTGTTGTAAATAGAACTAAACTTGCACACATAACTAACCCCGCAGAAAGACAATTAAAACTAAGAAAAATATTTGAACAAGAAATGTCCATTCTTAATGATGAACCTATAAAAAAGATATCGACAAATGAAATTGCGTGTCAAACTGATATTGACGACCAAGTTCCATTGTCATATCCAATCATTACTACGAATGTTGATTTATATAAAAGATTTGATGCTTATATTGAAGAATGCTGTCTTATTGGTGAAACATTAGAGGTGTCATCTCATGATATTATCGGTCAATTTAGATTATGGAATAGAAAAGCATCAAATGAATTAAAAATAGCAATTTCGGATTATCTAAAAAGAAGATTTAAACATATTAGATTGAAAAAACAAGATAAAAATCAGGTTCAGTATGGGTTTCAAGGAGTTATGTTAAAACAGATTGATTATAAACCTTCTATTTTAATAACAGAAGTTGAAACATTTGTTTATGAAAAATGCAAATTTTCACCAAGTGGTAAAATATTTGTAAGAACATTGATTGATGAATATAAAGAGTGGAAACGAAATACAAGCAGGACAATTAATAGCAAAGATGAAAAGGAATTAAGACAATATTTGAATAGTCATCAACACATATTACCTGCTGTTATTTGGAAGCCATATGAAAAGAAAATTAATGAAGATGGTTCAAATAATACAACTGAAAATCATACAATGAGCAATGATGGATATTATGGAATATCTTTAAAAAGTGAAGATGAAAAACATTATAAAAATACAAGTAATAATGGAAAAAAAGTTGAAAAGAGAGATTCGCATACAGACACAGTCTTGGAAACATATGAAACAATTGCCAAAGCAAAAGAGGAAAATAAAATTAGCACAATGTCTTATGCTATAAAAACAAAACGAATCTTTCATGATGAATATTATTTTTGTCTTGCCAAGAATTAAACACAATTCCCATTTTAAAAAAGGTTCAATAATTTGTTTTAATCCTCTTAATGCATTAAAACAAATATTATGTTACACGCAACACACAACTCTAAAAAATGGGCATGGACGGTGCAAAATACATGCCATCTCCTTTTTTAACGCCATAAAAAGATGTAAATAAATCGGAACGAGAGAGCGGAACATTCACTCTATATTTAGTGGGAGGATGAGGGTCAGTTGAATTATAATAGTGTGCAGATTTTGATTGTATGGTTTGCCTCATTGCAATTGTGTAATTTATAAAAAAATCTTCAAAAACTTCTCTAAACGAACTTTTGTTAAGATTGCTGTCATTTAAAAAATCCATAAGGTATCTGGCGCATATGCTTATAGAATGTATGTCAGAAATATTTTCTCTTAAACTCATTTCAGCATCAATTGTATTTCCATCTTTTTTTGCAAAAACTTCATAATGTTTTTTGACATTATCTTGTATTTCTTTATATTTTTTTTTATTAGAAGATGTCCACCATTCATTTAAATTCCCTTTATAATCATATTTTGAACCAATATTATCAAAGGCGTGCGTTAATTCGTGTGCAACGGTAAATCCAATATTTGCCAAATTATAATCCATTGAACCCTGATTTTGTATTGAAATAAATGGTTCTTGCATAAATGCTACTGGAATGTAAACTGCATTTGTATTAGAAAGGTAATTTGCATTAACTGTGAAAACCTGATATCCTTGATATACAAATGGATATTCACTCCATTTAATAAGTGGAAGATTTTTGACCGGTTTTTCATTTAATTGTATAAACTCGTTATGTTTCCATTCGCTGTAATTTAATAAATTGTTCCAAATATCATAACTTACATAATTTATATCTGGGTCATCGTCCGTATCCATATTTTTTCCCACAACCACTTTTAAATTTGCTAATTTTAATAATGCATGCTGTTTTGTGGATGATTCCATCCACTTATTTTCTTTAATCATTTTCTCAAAAACTTTCTTTAAATCAACAATCATGAAATTTGTATAATTGATAAGAATTGGGTCATTGTATTTTTCAACATATAATTCGCCTAGGAGTTTATTATAAGGAAGAAGAGTCATCCGAATTGCACGGATTTCATCGCTAAAATCAGTGTCTTGACCTTTTAAATATTTTAAATAAAAATTATCTGCAATTGGTTTAAATTCTTTTGTAAACCGAATGATTTGTCTCACATATATTCTAATCCAATATGTTCTCCATTTTTCGGTTTTCCAATTTCGTAACATCAATTCAGATACATTTTTTAAGTAATCTACATTTGATGTAACAAAGTAATCAGGAATTGTTGTGAAGCCAAGTTCTTTGCAATATTCTTCAAAATTAAACCTATATTTTTCTAGAGATTCATCCTTGTAAACTTTGTTATATTCATTTGATGAATTAACATTGCTTGAAGAATAACATAATAATATTTCTTTTATAACTTCATGCACATCGGTTGCTTTTAAATCATTATGTCCTGTTGCGTTAAAATATGTTTGTATGTATTTTAAATACACATCATTTGTATTTTTATATTTTGGGTTTTCAGAATCTAAATACACATTTAACATATTAAAACTAGGAAGTGCAAATTCTCTAATATGAACGCAATATTTACTTGTATCTTTTTCATTTGGTGATAAATTAAAAGAAACTGGAGCATCAGATGAGATTATTATATTTTTACTAATGTGGGCCAATAATTTCCATAAATTATTTTTGATGGGTTCATTTCTTAAATAGTCTAAATAAGTAATAAATTCATCAATGTATTTATTACATTGTTCTGTAGACAATAAATTTTTTGCAGAGAGATAAAACTGTTTCATGTTTACAACATCTTTTCTTGTTGAATTTGCATCAATTATATGTTTGTAAATATCATTTATTTCATTGAATACTTTGTCTTGAATTAATCTAAAAGTGTCTATTTTTGTAATATATGATTTATTCTTCAATGCATCTATTTTTTTTATCCAAGATGAATTAATGTAACTATAATAATCATTTACAGGCTTAATTTTCATATGATTTTTACAAAAATCTATAAATAAGTTGGTGTCCTTTTTCATCGCCTCATTCACACGCGCCAAATCACTATTACTGTATATTTTTTCAAAACTGGTAATTGGCATAATAATTTCATTGCAAGGAACATCTTTTGATGCAAGCAATTTTTTTAAATGTCGTTTTTGTGTGTGTCTTTTTTTATTCTTTTTTTTGTATGTGTGTTTAAACATATATTACCATACTATTTCTTTATTTTCAATATACATGTTATCGCCCTTTTTAATATTTAGCACATAATTAAATAATAAGGTTTTAGACAATGATAAATTTACTAAATGTTTAAACGATAATGATGGAGTTGTTTTTAATATTGGACTGCCTAATAAAAGTTCTTTGTGACAGTTTGTGAAATATGAATAAAAAGTATTCAATTTACTCTTTGTTGTAGGATATGGTAAATGAATACTATTATAATATTTTTGTAAAAATCTATGACATATATGAAATCCATTAATAAAAGCAACAATATTATGTTCCAACCCGGTTATGATAGGGTTCTCTTTGTCTTTTTTTGCTAGCATGATGTATTCATTTACTATATTTTGGTTTAATTGAGCATATTTTGTTGCATCTGAAGTGGAGAACCAACTTTTATCAAGCAACATTCCATGAGAATTAAAATGACTTCCTGCAAAGTCTACCACTTTATTCATTTCTGTTGCAATATCAAATCCTACATTTGCCAGGTTATATATTAATCCTTTTGAACGTAGGTCCATTGTAGGCTCTTGAATATATCCTGCTGGTATATATATTAAATTTGTTTGAACATTATATTTAATTTTTGCATCAAATATATTATTTCCCGCAAATTCTATTGGAAATTTATCCCATTTAGTTAATGGAATATTTAACACATTAGTTTCATTCAATGTTAATATTATTTTATTTCTTTCATATGAAGCCATATAGGAATTTTCCCAAGAATCATTTGTATAGACTATATTGATATCGTTTATTGGATTAAATGTTTTCCCAACTATTATTTTTAAATTTTCTATATTTAACAATGCTTCTTTTTTTGTGCTTGCACTCATCCATTTATTACTTTGAAGAATGTTATAAAACTCTAATTTCAAATCATTAATTAATACTGTTAAATAGTCTATTCCATTCTTATCTGTATAATTATCAATGTACAAAGTAGTAAGCAACTTATTAAAGGGCAGAATTGTCAATTTAAATGCTCGAATATCATCCGGTTCATCAACATTGAATCCTTTATTGTGTTTCAAATAATAATTAAATTCATATTCATTGATTTTATTAGTAAATCTTGCAAGTTGTCTAGAATAGGACATAATCCAGAATGCTCTCCATTTTTCAGTATTCCAGTTTTCTAATAACAATTTACACGCTTTTTCTAAATACACAAGGTCTTTGACAATAATGAATTTCGGCATAGATTCATCTGTACACCCAAGTTCTTTGAAAAATTCTTCATAATTAAAATTATATTTTTGCTCATTGTTTTTATATACTATATTATAATTATACTTAGTGTCAGATGGACTTATGCAATCATATAGTTCATTGTTCACTTGAATGATGTCGTCTGTATATATTCCATTATTTGCACCCAACAAATCTATAAACATGGCATTTGCATATTTGTCATATGCTCTTCTATTGTGAATGTCATCTAATTCTAATTGTTTATAAGCAATAATCCAATCATTCGTCAAATAAATTGCGAATTTAGTAATATTTTTTTCATTCGGCAGTAACTCAAAAGAGATAGGCATCATTGATCCAAGTATACGACTTTTATTAAAGTATGCCAATAGTTTCCATAAATTATTATTAGTTGTGTCTACTCTTAACTTATCTATATGCGTAATGAATTCATTTATATGTTTTTTTGCAGCATCAAGTGAAATCGGTGTTTTTGCCGCTTGATAAAAAGTATATAAATTTTTATGTTTACTCTTATTTAATTCAATTAACTCAATGCCTTGGCGATATATTTTATCTTGTAAAAGTGTGATTTTATTAATAGGATTTATATATTTTGGGATTTCATCTAATTTTAATTCTTTTATTGAGGGGTCGCACATGTACGAGTAATAATCATTCACTGATTGATTCTTTTCTTCTGGTGTATTTCTACCATTCATAAATTGAATAAGTTCACTTTTACTTATAAGTTTTTTATTTTTCTTTCTTTCTAGTGATTCTTCAAATGAAATATATCCAGGAAGATGTTTACTGCAATTCACATTGTTTAGATTCTTTATATTCTTCAGGGTTTTATGGTGGGTTTTATGGTGGGTTTTTGTTTTACGAGGCATATATATTAAATTAAGATTATTTAATATATATTTGTTGCGTATTATGGTTATTTGGTATTTCCTTGGTTGCTTTTTTTTGTAACAATGTTGTCTCCTTCAAACAATTCTTTTCTAATATCAGCAGTTGAAATGACATCACTCTCTTCTCTCAATCGGTGTTCTTGAGTATTAACCCCAATTAAATTGCCGTCTTCATCAATGGATTGCGTAAGCACATTTCCGGATTTCTCTGCATTTTTAATGTTTTCTTCAATCGCATGTTGTTTGGTTTCTTTGACTCGCTGTTCAAATGCGGTTTTTGCATTGGTCTCGTTCTTTGTCTTTTCATGCATCAATTTATTTAATTCTTCTTCCAAGTATTCAACACGTCCAGTTTTATATGCTTCAGGTTCCCAAGGCATCCATAGTCCAACTGGACCCACAAATACATCGTGATTTGGGTCAATTTCTCTCAACATTTTGCAGCGTAGTTCGGCCTCTTCCAATGTAGGAAATGCCCCGCGAATCTTTAGCCCACGGGTGCTTGTTTGGAAATTATGTTCAACTCCAAAACGTTTTTCCAAGTCCTCTTCGTTGTTGTCTAAAAAAGTTTTGTATTCATCTTCGATGGTTAAACTGGATATGTTGGCGCGCTCTTCTTTTACGAATTCCTTGAAATCTTCTGTCATGTCGTTAAAATTAATGTTGTATTTGTATGAGAGAAAGTTAAGGAATTGTATAAATTTTTCCATTGATTTTGCAAAATCCCACTTCTTTAGGAATTCTTGAAAATAAAAGATTTCCTTTTGCTTTAGAATTTTTTCAGGAGAAACAAAAGAGACACATACGAATTTTTGTCCGGCGATAGGCTTGTCTTCTTCTAGCAGGTCTACATATTTTTTGTTTTTTTTGCCAGTTTTAGTAAGTTTTCTTTCAAAATTCATGGTCGTTGATTTAGGAGGAGGGGTTGCCGGCATTTTTTCGCTCATTATGTTTAGTTGTTTTTTATTGTTTAAGTTTTTTTTTCTTATTATTTAATATAATGAACGGATTAGTAAATGTAAACGAATTAGTCAAACGAATTATCAAGTATTTAGTTCAAGGCTTAATGGTTGCAATTGTTGCGTTTGCAATTCCTAAAAGGTCATTAAACATGGATGAAATTGCTATTATTTCATTGACTGCGGCAGCCACCTTTTCCATTCTTGATACATATTTGCCTTCCATGGCATCCCCTGCCAGGTTCGGTGCCGGATTCTCCATTGGTTCTAAATTGGTTGGCGGGATATAGGCCGGCCTCTCTAAACCGTGTGTATGAATTCCCAGTCTAATTCTTCACATATTTGTTTCCAAATGCAATCTTGCTCTATTCTCTTTTCAATATCCTTTAACATTGGGAAATGCTGCAAATATTGTGTCTCTCCCAACAATTCGCATAATTTATAGGCAGTGTAATAATAATTTAAAAAATTCACTCTGTCATCCGGACAAAATTTGGAATATGGTGCTTGCAATTCTATAAATAAATTGCAGAGAGTGTCTTCCAATTCGGGAGACATGATTGGCGGTTTAATTCCCAACTTATCTTTAATAAATGGTATATGTTCATAGTATTTATTATAGCCCAATTTTTTCAAAATCTCCTTTGTCTTATTGTTTGTTATTTGAGTCAGAGAAATACGCTCCTTTTTTATTTGCTGTTTAATGTTTTCAATCACCTCCGGGGGTATTTGAGTTGTCTCTTTTCCTTGAAATTGCGCGAGGATTTCTTTGAAATGGTTTATTCTTTTGTATGCATAAAAACACACCTCTTTTGGAGGCTCTTTGTATGAAGGCTTTTCATTTTCTATTAAATATGGTATATTTTTGAAACATACATTGCATATCAACATCCCGTCGTCCTCTAATGGAATCAACTCGCCTTTGAAACAAAATTTGCATATATCTGATTGACATATAAATTGATTAATGTCTAAAAAAGTGTCGTCTATATTACTCAAATACTTGTTCACAATGTTGGTTTGACTCTTGTTGTCTGACAAATTGTCTTCGGATTCTAGACTTTTTATCTTGAAAAAATTGTCCAACAATTTATTCTTTGGGTTTTGTTGCATTTCCGAAATGTTTTTTTTATTTTCAAAATAGTCAAATATATATTTTGAATTGTCCAAATAATAGGATTTCTTTTTATTTTTAAGGTCCTTTATGGATTGCTTTATTTCAGAGATTTTGTCTTGAAGTTCCATGACCTGGTCAATGTTTTTTGACCTTTTTGACTTTTTTAATTTCTCTTCCAAAGAGTGTCTTTCCTCCTTTAATTGGGGAATGTTATCTGTTTCATCTCTTATAAATTCATTCAAAAATTCATTATGCTTTCCGTCCAATGTAGTTGAACTCTTCTTATTCATCTTTATCTTTTTTTGGGGTTTAGGCTTAAAACTAGGCATATTATGTTTATTTTTATTACTTTATTTCTCTTTTTTATAAATGGAACAAATTAACATTGAAAAAATAGATGCACACAATATTGACACAACCACTTTGCATAAAATGATTCTATTATTTAACGCTCTTGAAGAAGGCTGGACCATACACCGAAACAACCAGTCATACGTCTTTTCCAAAAATCACGAGGGGAAAAAAGAGGTTTTATTAGATAGTTACTTGTTGAAATTTATGAAAACGAATCTTAATTTGAGTAACATATTGGAGCATTAGACAGGACAATTATTTATTATATCTACGATATGTCATTTTCTCATTTTTTCGTCCTTTTTGAGACTTGTATTTCTCTCCACGTGTTGGCTCATCATATATAATATATGTCATGCCACGCTTTTTTCTACGTTGTTGGTTCTTGTCTAGTGACGTGCTCTTTCGCTGGTTTAGAATTTTCTCGCTGCGAATTGATATTGGAGCCCGGCACAGCGGACAAGAGAGCGGGTCCTCTTCATCGCAATAGTCTATAACATCTTTACTGATGCTGAAAGATTCAAATAAATCTTTAAAATCTTCTGCATTTGGATAATAAATGTCTTGTGCGTCGCATTCTTGAAACACCTGTTCGCGATGCGCCATATCCACCTTATGCATGCAACCATAATGGAATTGATGTTTGCATTTTGGTTGAATATAGTCGTGAGTAATCGGGTCCAGGCAAATTGCACATAATTCTTGGTCTTTTTGTTCTTGTTGCGTTTGTTGCATTGTAAGTTTTTGAATTGTTGATGGGTTAATGTATTGTTTTTCATTTCATTTTTTTTTTAAATGAAATAAAACGGGGTTCTTATTAGGTCTCTCTCTCTCTCTCTCTCTCTTTGTCCGGGATGCCAATTAATTTACATGCTTCCATTTATATCCATTATATATTTGGTTAAGATACTATGAGATTCATTTATATTAGTAATGTCATAATTAATTTTAAAACTTATTAATTAATTAAATAACATAATAAAATAAAATTGTTATTATTATTATTGAAATGATATTCAAGTTTCGTTATGAAGAAAATGATAATCAAGAATTGATTAGGCTATATGAACCAGAAAAAATTTGGTTTAAATATGTGGATTATGATTTTGATGACAGAATTGAAATGGCTTTTGCTATTGATATTGAAATAGAACAATTTCGTGCCAATTATAGTTACAGCATAACTCATAAAACAATATTAGATGTTATAAAAAAATATAATCTTATTAAAAGAGATGATGTAAGCTATGAAGGAATTGAATACAATACAAAAACAAATGATTTACAAATTAATATTGGTAATTAATCAAAATTATTATTAATGTGGTTTAATGTTAATTTATATATAATTTTATTACATATAAATTATTAAAATACTTTCTTTTGTGTATATAAAAATTGAAATGAAATTGTCTTGATTAATAATTGTATATATTATTATGACAGAAGCCTTCATTCAAAAAGCGAGAGAAATGCACGGAGATAAATATGATTATTGTAAAACTATTTATGAAAACAATTTGAAAGAAGTAATTATTATTTGCAAAGAACACGGAGAATTTTTACAACTTCCGAAAACACATAAAAGAGGTAGTGGTTGTAAACCCTGTGGAAAAAATACTACATCTCTAAAAAGGTCATCTAATAGTGATGATTTTATTAAAAAAGCGAGAGAGATTCACGGAAATATTTATGATTATTCAAAAGTTGAATATAAAAAAGCAATTGAAAAAGTTATTATTATTTGTAAAAAACACGGGGAATTTAATCAAACCCCAAATGGTCATTTAGATGGAAAAGGTTGTAGAAAATGTTCTGACAAAAAAGCAAGTGATAGAATAAGAAGTAACACAGAAGAATTTATGAAAAAAGCGAGAGAAATTCACGGAACAAATTTTAATTATCATGATGTTGATTATATAGATGCGATTACTCCTTTAATTATAAAATGTAAAGAAGGACATATATTTTATCAAACCGCAAACAGTCATTTATCCGGAAATGGATGTAAATTTTGCAGTGGTGTTTATCAATCTAACACAGAAGAATTTATTAAAAAGGCGAGAGAAATTCACGGAAATCTTTATGGATATGATGAAGTAAAATATAAAAATGCAATGACAAAAGTAAAAATAATGTGTAATATTCATGGAATATTTGAAATGAAGCCAAATGGTCATTTGTCTGCAGGATATGGTTGCCAAAAGTGCGGTCATAACATGACTATATTTAATACCAATGATTTTATTGAAAAAGCGAGAGAAATTCATCAAAATAATTATGATTATAGTGAAAGCAATTATGTAAATATGACAACATTTGTAAACATTATGTGTAAAAAAGGGCATTTATTTATACAAACGCCATCAAATCACATTACACATAAACAAGGATGTCAAACATGTGCCGGTAATTATAAATCTAACACAGAAGAATTTATTCAAAAATCTATTTTACATCATGGATTAAAATATAATTATGAAAAGGTTAATTATATTAATAATCACACTAATATTACGATTATTTGTCAGGAACACGGAGAATTTATTCAAACTCCAGCCAGTCATTTATCAAATGGTTATGGTTGTCAGACATGTGCTAATTATTACAGAAGAATAAATCAATCTTCTAATATAGAAAATTTTATTCAAAAAGCGAGAGAAACTCATAGTGATAAATATAATTATTCAAAAGTTAATTATGTTAATGCTCGCACAAAAGTAATAATTATTTGTCAGGAACACGGAGAATTTACTCAAATTCCTGATAGTCATCTTAGAGGTTGTGGTTGCCCCAAATGTTCTCCCACAGGATATTCCAAAAAAGCAATTAAATATTTAAATTTCATGTCAAACATAAACAGAATTCATATTCAACACGCTGAAAATGACGGTGAATATAAAATACCAAACACGAGATGGAGTGCTGACGGATATTGTGTAGAAACAAATACTATTTATGAATTTCACGGAACAGAATATCACGGCGATCCACGTTGTTGTGACCCGGATGAATGTAATTATCTTGATAAAAATTATGGAGAACTTTATCAAAATACAAAGGAGAGAGAAAAAGTAATTGAATCTATGGGATATAATTTAATTGTCATGTGGGAATATGATTGGGATAAAATAATAAAATCGGTGAAAATGGTACAACGCAAGTTTCGCATGCGTCTTTCTCTCTAAACAAGTGTAAATTTATAGGTTCCATTGTAAGATTCCTCTGTTGCCATGTATTTTTTTATTGTTTTTGTTGATATATTTAGTTCATTGTTTATATCAACATATGAATTAAATGTCTTGATTAATGTGTTTGTTTTCACATTAAAGACATTAATTTTTATGCCCTTGATGTTTGGAGTTTTTTCTGGAATTGGATTATTTTTTTCATATTCTTCTTTTAATTCATCCGATAAATCTTTCAAATGAACCCAATAATGATTGTTTAATACTGAACCATATTTAATGGCAGAACAAATTGCAGATGGATGTTGTAATATGTCTGCTGCTGCATCTTTCGATAAAGCATACACTTTTACTATTTTTGTTTTATCCAAGTTCAACATTGCAACCTGTCCGCATTTTCGTTGAATGGTTGTTATGGTTTCGCCAATATCTCTTGCCTCTTCTTGATTTGGTTCTTCTCTATTTATCAAATGCCAACGATGATTCATATACACGATTTTATGTTGAAATGCGTGTTTAATTGCTGTAAATGATGGCTTTTCATCGCCTGGTTGAGATACATTAAACGTGCGAACTGCTTCACTTATGCAAGTAAAGACCTTTGCCACCTTTGTTAAATCATTCTTGTGATATATTTGAACAATTGGTCCTTGAACCCGTGATACAATTGGATTATTATTTTTTTCTTGTGTTAATTGTGGTTCTTGTTCATTTTCTTGTTGTTGTTGTTGTTGTTGTTGTTGTTGTTGTTGTTGTTGTTGTTGTTGTTGAGAAGATATATTTTCTTTTTCTTCCGGAACTTTTAGAGAAATATTGGATTTATTTTCTTCATAAGCAACCTCTTCATCTGATACTTTTAAATTAAACACTCTATCCAATAAATTATGAATTTCTTCAATGTTTTTAGCCAATGGAATTAAATTGTTAATCATGTTAATTTTTTTGTCTTGAATTAATAATTTCATGAATTCAATATCTTTTGTAAATTTCATAATATTATCATTAATAAATTTTACGATTTTGTCATATTGTTTGTAGTTATGAATTAAATATGTTTCAGTTGATGAAGATGCGTTATTAATTACCGATGTGTATTTATATTTTACTATTTCTGGACTGTTGTGTAAAAATTGTTCGAACCTATGACTATTATCACAAACAAATACATCTAATACTATTATTTTACATGCGAATTTAGCATTGAGAGCTTTAATTCTTGCATCAATATCACTTGTCTCTCCAATTTTTATGATGGTGCTTCCATTTTCTAATTGTTGAAGTTTACAAACATACACCAGATTTTTAAATTTAGATAGTTCAATTAAAACTTCACTTCTTTTTGTTGCGGTTTCTATTTGCGATTGTTTGAGATTTTGTTGAAGTTCTATTGACTTTGTTTGATATTTTTTTAATTGAATTTCGGTATATTGATGCATGATGTTTTCCATTTTAATATAAAATTTACGAATTTCTTTTGATTTTGGAGTTCCTGCTAGCATGCAAAAATTTTTAAAACAATCCACAGTTAATAATATGGTTTCTTTGTTATTTCCTCCGTGCTTATTTTGGGTCTCTACACTTGCCACGGAATAGCCCGTAGCAAGAATTTTGTAATCTATATGCTCGTTAAATTTTTTAATTAATAATTGTTTCGCATCAGCTTTTCTTGAAAATTGAATTTCTTTCCAAACAACATCAAAATCAACCACAAATGCGGTAGTATCTTTTCCATATTGTAAATATAAATAATAACTCGTCATGAACAATTCTTCATCTTTTTCAGTCATTTGAGACTTGATTAAAGCAAAAAGTTCGTCGTTTTCATGATTCAACACGCTTGTGATGACTTCCATTATACTATATTATATAGCATCTCTCTAAGTCATTTATATAAAGTTTAATTGTTCTATAACATGCTGTATTTGTAAGTATATAAATAATATAGTTAAAGTGTCTCATTCAAATAAGGGTAGCATAATTATGATTTCATATAAAAATCATACATGCAATGACATCTAACAATGATGTCATTGCATGAACAAGATAAAATAGAATAAGAAAGAGAGAGAAAGAGAATAAACATTAATTAAAATAAAATCCTATATTTTTTTCTTTAGCAATATTATATCACAGCCATGGGGGGAGGTCTAATGCAACTAGTAGCTTATGGCGCACAGGATGTTTACCTTACCGGTAATCCTCAGATTACTTTTTGGAAGGTTACTTACCGAAGGTACACGAACTTTTCAATTGAATCTATTGAACAGACTTTTAACGGACAGGCTGATTTTGGTCGTCGTGTCCAGTGTGTGATTAGCCGAAATGGTGATTTGGCTTACCGCACCTATCTTCAGGTAACTCTTCCTGAAATCAACCAACAGATGGGAAATGGAAACAGTTACGTGCAGAACACCAACAGCATGGGTGTCTATGCTCGTTGGTTGGATTACCCAGGTGAACAGCTCATTGCCCAGGTTGAAGTCGAAATCGGAGGTCAGCGAATTGACCGCCAGTATGGCGATTCCATGCACATTTGGAATCAACTGACCATGACTGCTGAACAGCAACGCGGATATTTTAAGATGATTGGTAACACGACTCAACTTACATTTATTACTGATCCCTCTTTCGCGGATGTTGATGGTCCTTGCGACTCTCAAGCACCTCGTCAGGTCTGTGCTCCTCGCAATGCTCTTCCTGAAACCACTCTTTACATTCCTCTTCAGTTTTGGTTCAACTGCAATCCTGGGTTGAGCTTGCCTCTTATTGCCTTGAATACTGTAGGGCAGAAAAGTATCCATCCTAAAGAATCTGAGCTCTTCTTTAGGGAAAATATGTTAGGGTCTCAGAATTATTCCCAGATGCTAGTTGCTTGTTGTTAATTCAACTTGCGGCGACAAGACCAAATTGTTCGGGAAACTCTTAAAGCTGTAAAAATAAAATTGATTTTGTATTATATTAAAATGAAAACATTAATTAAACAATGACACAAAAACATTGTTGTAAGTGTAAAATATTATTAGAATTAAGCAACTTTGGTAAATTAAAGAATACTCCTGATGGTTATAGATATGATTGTAAAGATTGTAGAAAACAATATAGATTAAATAATGCTGAACAAATTAAAATTAAGCAACATGAATTCTATGAAAAAAATAAAGACACATTATTAGTTAAATCCAAAGAATATCGTATAAATAATTCAATCACAATCAATAATCAAAGGAAAGAATATAGAAACCGTCCAGAAGTTCAAAAACATATTAAAATCAAAAATAAGGAATATCTTCCAATACGAAGTGTAAAAACAAAAGAAAGAAGATTAACTGATAAAAATTTTCAAATAAGTGAAGTTATTAGGAGCAAAATTCATAAAATGTTAAAGGGACAACCCACCTCATATCAAAATATAATTGGATGTGATATAATATTTTTAAAATCTTGGCTTGAATTTCGTTTTAATGAAAATATGAATTGGGATAATTTTGGAATGGTTTGGCAAATAGACCATATCCTTCCTATAAATGGATTTGACTTTACACAAGAAATAAATAAATATATATGTTTTAATTGGACAAATTTACAACCGCTTAGTTGCTTTGAAAATAGAAGTAAATCTGATAAATTAGAATTACACTATTACTTTAATAATATTGTTAATGTTTTTCGTTTTAGTAATAAATACAAACAATTTAATGGGTACCAATTTTTAAGCGAAAGTTTAAAATGGCTGAGAAATAATGAACTCAGGTATGGTAAAAATCCCACAGATGAAGGCAAAAAGCCTGAAATAGACAATCCGCAGCCAAGCCTCTAAGTCCGTTATGATAAGGATATGAGGAAGGTTCAACGCACTTACGGTTTTGGACTTGAAGTGTCTAATCAACACTAATGATGGTTTAAGATAAGTACTACTCCCTCTGTTACATGAAATGCACCGAAAGGTGGGGTATAACGTGATGTACAGTATCACGAAGTTAAAATCAACCTTGATATTCGCCCAATTGACCAGTGTTTGTGGGCTGTCACTTCTCTTGGATGCCCTCAACTGCCTACCAACAGTGGTGCACCTGTTCCTGCAACTATTGCCTATAACCAGGCACTCGTGGCTGCCTCTCTGTATGTTGATTACGTGTTTCTGGATACGGATGAACGCAGACGTATGGCACAAAATCCCCATGAGTATCTTATTACGCAATTGCAGTTCACCGGCGACGAATCTGTCGGCTCGTCCAGCAACAAAATTAAGTTAAATTTCAACCACCCAGTGAAAGAATTGATATGGGTTGTTCAGCCAGACCAGAATGTCGACTATTGCTCGTCTTTGAACTGCGACGCCACTCTTTTCAAGGTTCTTGGCGCGCAGCCCTTCAACTACACGGACGCGATTGATGCTCTTCCGAACGCAATCCACGCGTTCGGTGGTCCTCAGTCTATCGCTCAAGACAGCCGCGCCTTTATTGACGAAAACGGACTTTTCCAGGATGCAGGTGCTGGAGATGTGAGTGTTTCCGGATATTGGAATGGACCTAATGATTACTACAGTCAACCACATTTGGACGCCGGACATGCTGGTCCGGAATCTGCCGTCTCTGATGCCGGAACCTTTGTTCTTGCCGAAACCTCTCTTGACATGCACTGCTGGGGACAGAACCCCGTTGTCACTGCCAAACTGCAACTCAACGGCCAGGATCGCTTCTCTGAACGCGAAGGCTCTTATTTCTCATGGGTCCAGCCTTACCAGGCACACACCCGTTGCCCCGATGAAGGTATCAATGTTTATTCATTTGCCTTGAGGCCTGAAGAGCATCAACCGAGCGGGACCTGCAACTTCTCCAGAATTGACAACGCGACACTCCAACTTGTCCTGTCAAATGCTACGGTTCAGGGAACCAATACCGCCAAGGTCAGAGTGTATGCCTACAACTATAACGTGCTACGAATTATGTCGGGCATGGGAGGTCTTAACCTAACACATTTTTTGTTGTTAATCAGGACCCAACAGTTGGCTGCCATATTAGATATTTGCTTCCTAATATGGATAAACAGTGTAAAGCAGATATGCGAAAATGTCGCATTATATAACCAGCTAGTCTCTTCTTTCTGACTATTTTATGAGTTGGAATTCAAAGAGGCAACATTTCTAACATGCAGGAACATCCTAATAGCCTTTTCTACTACTTTTTTGCGTGAAAATGCAAAAAATACTCGGGGTAATGACCTAGAGCATAGTGACAACGAAAAGGATTGGACAATCTGCAGCCAAGCTTCTAAGTGCGACAAAGCAAGCATACGAAGAAGGTTCAGAGACTATAATGGAATGGGTTTGAGAGAAGTAGCGATTCTCTGTGATAACTTAAAGAATAGTCCGCATTGTATAGAAATATACAATAAACCGCGTGCTTACTCCAATTAAGCGTGTGGGTTACAAATATTATTTTATGTTATTTAATAACTAATATTGTTTTTTAGTTATTAAAGCAAAATGCTGATAACAAGAAAATGTCCAAATTGAATTATGTTATTTAAAAAAATTGATTATAAATTTAATGTTATAATCAATGTCATAATAAATGAACTCTTATCAATACTCCGAAAAAATAATGATAACTAAATATGAACCAGAAGAAATACATTATGTTTCAAGCCACATATCAACATTGGGCAAAGACGCAAATCTTATGAAAAATCCTATATGGAAAATTCAAGAAAATGAAAAAGAATATTTATTAATGTATTGCGAAAAAGATACTGTATGTAAATTATGTCCGATAAGTTATCAAAAGATATTAGATTACGAATTAAATGAAAATAATGGTAAAAAAATCACATGGTTTAAAATGAATAATGGATACATTTGTGGAAGCAATAAATTATACATACATCAAATAATAACAGATTGTTATGGAAATGGAAAAGGAACAAAAAATATTAGTGTAGACCATATTGACCGAGACCCATTAAATAATACTTGGGAAAATTTAAGAATTGCAACAAGAGAAGAGCAAGAACAAAATACAAAAGGAATCATGAAAGAGACTTTAAGAGCAAGAAAAACAAGTGCAAAACCATTGCCAGAAGGAATTACAAAAGAAAATATGAGAAAATATGTTGTCTATTATCATGAATGGTTGAATCCTGAAAAAACTAGAAGCAGAGAATTCTTTAAAATAGAAAAAAATCCAAAATTAGAAAAAATATGGATAGGAACTAAATCAAACAAGGTGACAATTCATGAAAAATTAGCACAAGCAAACGCATATGCAGATGAATTAAATAAAAATTGAAATTAATATGCTATATATGCATATGTGTTAATAATATAATGACTTCTAATATTGAAATAGACAATCAAGAAAAATTAATGAAATTAATTACTTATTATTGCTTATCGTTTTTTTAACCAAAAAACAATATAGAGACTATACCATTATTAGTGTATATGATGAGCGTTGATATAGTCAATCTTATTGAAACAAATCCCATTACCAAGTTAAACGGAAATTATCAATCAAAATTGATTGAAAAAGTTAAAACCCATTTTACTGATTATGAACAGCAGATGTTTGTAGCCAGTTTTTACTGCTATTTGAATTATAATAAAAGTGAGTTTGTTATTGATTTAGATAATATATGGGGATGGGTTGGGTTTGGACAAAAAGTAAATGCCAAAAGATTATTAGAAAAACATTTTATTATTAACAAAGATTATAAATTATCGCTCTGCCAACCGGCAGGGCAATCAACTCACATTAAAGGAGGTCATAATAAAGAAACATTTATGTTAACTATTGAAACCTTCAAAAAATATTGCATGAAAGCGGGAACAACAAAAGCAGATGAAATTCACGATTATTTTATTAAATTAGAAGAAATATTACAAGAAATTATGAAGGAAGAAAGTGATGAATTAAAATTACAATTAGAAGAAAAAAATGTAGAAATAGAATCAAAAGACAAAGAATTGGAAATGAAATTAAAACAGCAACAATCTTTGGAAAGAGAAAAAGTATTATTGAATCAATATGCAACAATCGGTTCTATTATTTATATTATCAAAGTAAAAACATTCAAGACTGGAGAATATATTATTAAAATCGGTCAAAGTCGAAAAGGAATATTGAATCGTTACAATGAACATAAACACAAATATGAGGAATGTTTATTGTTGGATTGCTTCTCAGTAAATAGAAGTCATGATTTTGAGAATTTTTTACACAATCACGAAGATGTTAGAGGAAACAGAGTGAACAATTTACTAAATCACGAAACAGAACTGGAATTATTTTTGATTGGGAAAAAGCTTTCTTACAAAACCCTCTTGAAAATAATCAATAACAATCTTACATATTATGACAGCAATGACATACGAAAATTAGAGAAAGAGAATGAGCAATTAAAAATGATGATGCAAATGAAGACAGACGGAAATGAAAGTCCGTTAATACACGAATTAATTAACATGATAAAATTGTTGACAAAAAAAATGGACAATCTTGAAAAACTGTTACAGGAAAAAACGACAATTACACAAAAAGAAGAACCCAAAATCACTACAGGATTTAGTCAACCATTGGCAACAATTGGTCCAAGACTACAACAAATACATCCCGAAACATTGCAACTAGTAAAAGTCTATGAAACCGCCTCTGAGTGTATGAAAGAGGACCCAAAAATGAAACGCCCAAGTTTGACAAAGGCAGTAATGGAAAATTTAGTGTATAATGGTTTTCGGTGGTTGTTTGTGGACCGTGAATTAGACCCAACCGTCATTCATTCAATCCAACCTACCAAACAAACCAAGACACAGAATTTGGGATATATTGCCCAAATAAACAAAGAACAAACCGAGATTGTCAATGTTTATATTGACCGGAAAACGGCGGCACAGATGAACGGATACGAATCAACTGCAGCATTAGACAATCCAGTAAAAAATTTCAGTTTAACAAAAGATTCATACTATAAATTATATGATGATTGCGATGACGAATTAAATTCAGCATTTGAAGAACAGTGTGGTGGCGAACCTTTTTTATATAAAAACGGTGCGGGACAATTTGACGCCGAGCACAAATTAATCAAGGAATTTGCGAGTAAATACGACTGCATAAAACAATTAAAAATGAGTGACAAAACACTGGCAAAATGTTACAACAAAGACATACAATACAACGGTTATTATTACAAAGAACTTGGAAGTAAATTGTCTGTGAAATGATATTAAAGTGGCTCTATCAATCAATGCATGGACCAATCAAAACAACATATTCAAGATAAAAAGGAGAGAAGAGAAAAGAAGAAGATGACAAAAAGGGATGTTTCAGGCGAAGACATTATTTTTATATTTGAAAAGGTATTGGAAGGATGGTCAACAATTCGTATTTACAATACAATCATACAAACAAATCCGTCATCAGGGATTACAAAAGAAAAGACGGAAAAATATGCGACAGGAAATTGTAAAATATATGAAAAAGAAGTGGCAAGCAAACAACGATTTCAGCATTACATGGACTTAAGAGAGAAAGTGTATGAATTTCATAAATTAGGCAAATAATGTTCGAATACTTATTTCTCTCTGTTTTATATGTCAAAATTAAGAAGAATAAAGGGTGGGAAATGGTCGTTAAAATACAAACGCAGCATTGATTGCAATCGTCCAAAAGGGTTTTCCCAAAAGCAGCACTGCAAATATGGGAGAGGTAAAACTATGAGAAGACGTTCCACATAATATAATATTTTGTTATTATATTATGGCAAAAAGCAGCGGTGGCAGCAAATCTAGTGGTGGTGGCAATGGCGGCATTTTAGGTTCAGGCATATTCGGGTTTTTTGGCACAACGATTGAATGTAAAGCAGAAGACAATTCAATATACTGCAATATAATGAAATTCGTGAATCTCTTTTTTGCATTATTGTTAATAGGAGCCATCCTCTTTTACGCATTTCACTTTTTGTATAAATTGAAAAAAATGAAAAAATGAAAAATAAAATTGAATTGCTTTAAACAGTATAGAAAGACATTATTCAACAAACTCAAAACAGAACAATCATGTCTTTCGCAATGGATGTAACCTTTTCAAGACAAGGAAATAGTCTAACTGGGCAAATTCATTCTCATCAAGGAATGAGATATGTGTGTTGTTATTTTAAAGTGGTTCGAACATCCATTTCAATGATATACAACATTCCGGTTGATTGGAAAATGTGCGATTTCATCAACAATATAAAAGAATATTGCAATCAGGATTTTCCAGGTGATATCAGTAATAATATTGAATTTGTATGTGTAGGAGATACGCCTCAAGGACAATACGCAGAGGATGGGGCTGCATTGGATGAAGATGATACGCAATCCTTTTACGAAAAATACATTTCAAGACATGTGTTTCCGGCGTTTTACATTCGGAATCAAGTGCAAGAAACGGACCAAGACAGGAATCAAAGAAGAAGAAGACAAGAACAACCATTGGTCCAAGTTCAAGAAGAATATATTCCGTCGTGTGTAATTTGCTTGGATGAAACAGTATCAAGATTAAGATTGAGATGCACTCATGAAATGTGTAGAACATGTTTCAATACTTGTTTGTTATATGGACAAAACAATTGTCCGATTTGCAGAAGAAGAACGGTTTTCAGAGATTTAGTGAATTAATTGTTGCGAATAATTATATAATTAATTTAGTTTGATATAATATGTTGCATGAATCTGAATCTAACCAATCTATTTTTCATGAAGACATTGAATTAAAAAAAAATAAATTAAATACAATAACAATTATATTAACCTGTACAGTAAATGTCAATCTAAACAAAAGTTGCGTTTATCAAAAAAACAAAGACGAGAGAATTCAAGTATATTTAAAAAAAATACATTTATGGTTAGATAAAACAAATTTTAATATAATTGTTGTTGAAAACTCGGGGTATTTATTTGACGAATTAAAAATAGAACAAAATATACATAATAATAGATTTGAAATAATTACATTTGATGAAAAACCCCTACCAGAAGCGATGTATTTAAAAAATAATGACAGTAAAGGTGCTAGTGAAGTTTTTTCTATATTATATGCTTTTAATAATTCTAGACTAATACATAACTCAATTTTTATTATTAAAATTACAGGTCGCTATTTTATTCCAGAATTAGAAGAATATCTTAAATTGCATGATTTAAATAAATATGATTGTTTAACGCAACACGATAAAGATAGGTGTGAAATGGTTGGTTCTCATTATAATATATTTACTCATATGTTTGATACAAATTTACTTGACATGAACAAATATAATGGACACATTGAATCTGTTTGGAAATACAGGGCATCTAACTGCAAAAATGTATTAACATGTAAATTGTTTGAAATAGAAAAAACACAACAAGGTGGTATTAATAATATTTATGTAAATATATAATTTATAAAAAAAATGACAGGTTACATCCTTTAAAATATTTATATTTTCATGATAGTTTCTTATTGAATGTTCCAAGGTTATATTTAGAGTTGTTTAATGAAATTTATTTAGTAAAAAAGTGTTAATTAAGTTACAATTTAATTTAAAAGTTATAAATAACTGGCTATTGTTTGAGTTAAATCGCAAGGAATCTGTCTAATAATCCCAATGATGTATTTTTTATATTTTTCTTCAAAATCCAAGAGTTGTTTGCGGGTCTTGTTCCAAGAGTTGATTTGTCGAGCCGTGTATAAAGTTCGCTCCTTTCTCTTGAAGATCCTTGTAATGGTTGCTGAAAACTCAATCAAATAATCGAATTCGTCCATGAATGTTTCTTGCGAAATGTTAAAATGCCAGAATAATTCTTTTTCTCCGTCGTCCATTTTCTCCTTGATTGCAAAGAAGTTGTCATTGAGAAATTTATATAGTTTCCTTATTTTTGGAATAGAAAGATGCAGACGGGTTGTATCGTCAGAGGTTGATGCCAATGATGTCGCCACGGAGGCTGACAATATCGCGAGTTGAGTTTGAGTATTCATTTGATTTGATTGGTTTGTTTTGATGCAGACAACAAAAGAGAGAAAAAGCATTTCAATTTTTCCTTTTTTGAGAAAGAATTCGCATGACTAAAAATATTTTGACAAGTCTACCACAAAATCTTTCGTGCAAGATTGTTTGCCGAATATGGATTCTTTCTCCAATTGCCGCGAATTTTCCCGCTGCGCGTTAAATAATTGCGGCGGCGTTTTAAATCTCCGTGTTTGGTGAAATCTTCATATCCGAGTTGTCCAAAATGAACCCATGTTTTATGGCGTGGGTCATATATATCATATTTTTTCTCTCTATTAGAAGACGGATAAATTTTCGCGGTTTTGCCAAAATACCGATATGCCAAGCGTTGTGCTTTTTCAGGATTCGAATATTTTCTCAGTTTTTTACTAAAATGTCGGCTTCGTTTTTCCATACTATAACATTACCCTATTTAAAATCTTTTTGAGAATGAGAGAGGAGTTCTTCTACATTTTTCAACATAATTACCAGGTCTTCTTTGTTATCTGGGTCACGCATTTTTGCAATTTTTTGTTGGAGTGCCATACGTAATCTTTCTAAAGAATTTAAATATGTTTGTATTTTGTCAATCATTCCACGCGAATGTGCCAAGACCATCCACCCCAATTTTTCAAACATATCTTTATACCAATTATGCAATCCAATAGTGGTTGAATCGCAGCATTTTCCAGGAATAGGTTCTGAACCTTGTGTCATCTTTGACTTTTTTGAATCTTGACGCGGGTCTTGAGATGAACGCGAACCTCTGCCTTTTCTGCTTCCACTTCTGCTTCTACTTTTGCTTCTTATTCTTCTTCTTGTGTGTCGTCTCATGTAATAATATAATTCAAGAAAAAATTATATTATTAATTAAATCTACGTAAACTATCTACAATCAACTAACTCGCTCCTAACTAAATCATACTTGGTCGTGAATTAAACAGCCGATTCATGTTAATAATTTCGGGCTTTTCAGCATTGCTCGTGAATAGTTTCATAATTTGTTCTTCGTCCCGAAAGCGAACAGAATAGTTTTGCTGGAGTCCATTTCGTCCGATGCGTCCCATGGCTTGAATGATTTTTTCTTGAGTCAAGTCCAAGTCTTTGCTAATGTATCCATGGCAAAACTGGTAATTTGTTCCGTAAATATAATCACTGGATGCAATGATTATATATAATTTTTGTTCGTCCGCCATCTTCTTCATGATTTCCGTATAAGCAATGTTTTCATGATTGGTAAAGACGCCGATTCCCATAAGCAATAGCACTTTCCAACTGTCTTCCACGCCTGTAAGCAGCATGATTTCATTAATCACTTCTTCTTCAATGTTGCTAGAGAATGCCCCTGTAACATTGCAATCGTCCGCCCATTTTTTCAAATGTAGATTTTTATTTGGAATAAAGGTTTCATTCAATGTCGCTGTTTTAATCATAGACCGCAACATATCCAATTGCGTCTTGATTTTCCCTGCTTCAACCTGTGTTTCATTCGTTTGAATTCTGTTGCATTTATGTTCTTTTTTCTCTCCCGAACCTTCCTCTTCTTTTGTATTGGATGCATCATGGTCTTCCAAATCTTTTTCCAAGACGCCGATTTTATCATTTATCCGGTTATTAAACTCTATTTTCTCCATAATATCAGACATGACTTTTGCGGGAATGTTTGCTTGTTGAATACAGAATTTCGCGATTTTTTCAACATTATTTGACAAGAATATGGTTGGTCCATCTGTCAATGTATGTGCGTCTTTTGTCGTGACATATATGCCGCAATTGCCGCTGATAGTTTCTCTGATGATTGGTTCTGGCGACGACGACAATGACGGAGACATCATGGTCGCTTGTTCACTGGCGATTCGTTTCAATGATTCACCTGCGAATTTGCTAGAACTAGAACCGCCAGAACCGCCACCACATGCAGACCCGGGACCAATGCTATTGCTTTTGCGAATGCCTTTTGAATCAATGGATTCGTTTGGCACGATGCGTTTTTCCCTGGTATTTTTCAATGAAAGATAAATAGAACCCCATGTTCCAGCAATGATATTTTTCAGCAATTTTAAATAATACAATTTAATGCTTTTCATGTCAATGTCATCAATAGACCCGAAATTTCGTGGAATAGAATGTCTAAGAGACACATAATTTCCGCCTTTTTGTATAAATGTGATGAAGCGAACCACTTCTTTCAAATCAAAATATCTTAAGAGTGTCAAGTAATTTTCACAATGTTCAACAATCAATTGCATCTCATCATAGTCTCCGCTTAAAAAGTGTGGCAATACGACGTGACCGTTTTTATCAATAATAGGAATTGTTTTTTTACAGTCATGACTAACAATGTTATACACTGTTGCATTAGATGTGCTAAATTTCAAGGTGAAATCATTCACAGTCTCGGTGAGTTCGTGCAATTTCGGCAACGTGGCAGAAGAGAGCACCATGTTTGGAATCAAATTTGCAGACCAATTGTCTTGAATGATTGCGTGAAATGGATGTTCTGGATAATCAAGTGTGATGGTTGGTTCATCCCAATATGTAATTAAACTGCTTGGTGAATTAAAAGACAACATGTAATACATGGCTGGAAGATATGATTTAATATCGCAAATAATGATTTCAACCTTGTCTCCGACGGTATTGTCTACTTTCCAAATTCCGCCGCTCTTTTTATGTTTTGTAAATTCTTTTGCTGCGAAATAGTGGAGACGAATGTCTGCAGCACTGGTGCATCCGAATGCAAACGCCACTTTTTTATTAACTGAAATGGCTGCACGTGCCAGAGCCAATCCCACATGTCTTGCTGCACAAACAAATATGATTTTATGTTGTTCAGACAAGCCAATCGGAGTCAGCGTTTTTCCAGTGCCTGTGGGTGCAATGTATAAAATCAATTTGGCGTCTGGGTTTTTGCACACTGTAAAGATTTCTTTTTGATGTTCATAAAGCATCATGTCGCCGTATTTAAGCAAGTTGTCATTTTTTTCAATATATTCCACCGCGTTTTCTATAATGTTTGTAATACTAACAGATGCTTCCAATTCTCCGAGAATGGCACCTACAATGTCAATAATATGTCTGTTTAATAGGGGAACGCTGTTGCGTATTAATTTATAGAGTGTGTAATAATGAAATTCCATCTTTGGGCTGCGTGTAGAGGCATATTTTAATGTTTTCTCAATGTGTTCCAACAAGACATATTCGTAAATATTATTTTTTTCAAGATTCTCCGTCGTGTTTTTGCTGATGCGAATGAGGTCTGCTTTTTTCAATACGGGTTTGGCGTTTACATTCAGTATAATATATGTTGCACGGTATTTTGTAATAAGCAATTTAATTTTCTCTGCCAAATATTTATTAAATACATAATCTTCCATTGCTGGACTGTATTCTATTTTTAGAAATGTGAAAATAGAATTGCATTTATTGTATTTTATATTGACGTTTTCGTTACCTTTCATAATCAATTTCAGTACTTCAATTTCGTTGGGCGAGACTGGCACTTCAATCGTTTCCCATTCGGATTTGGAGAGTTTGCGTTGAATAAGGTCCATGATTTCAAGAATGTCGGTTGTTTTAATTATGGTGAGTTATTTAAGCCGATTTTCCAAATCAATTTTTTATTTTATATTGGATGTCTTGTGGGTCTTGTGGTCCAATGATTAAACCATTGAATTGAATTTATTTATTTATTTATTGTATTATATTATAGTATGCAACTCTGCACTCCGGCGATGATATATTTGGTTCTCTCTTGTTTGTCTTTAGTAATTAGTGCAATAAATTCAATGAATCCAGCATCCATATTGATTCAACTTATTTTTACCGGTGCGTGGACATGGTTAATGAATTATTTGTGCAAGAAGGGATATTCTATTTTGTCGTGGCTCTTGTTATTTTTCCCATTTTTAGTGGGCGTATTTGTTGTGATAAATTTATTTAGTAAATTATCTGCTTGAACATCTGCTTAAAAATACATGCATATTATACTTGACTTGTGCAACAGATGGATATTGAATTCATGTTTTTATTGGAATGGACGCTCATGCAACAACAATTGCGTATCTTGGCAAAAACTGTTACAGTAAACCCTCGTGGAAGACCCTTAAAATATATTACGGAGAAAGAGAGAAAAGATGCAAGAAAGAATGCGAGAAAGAATACGACAAAGAATGCGACAAAGAATGCAACAAAAAATAGAAGAAAAATGTCTAAAAAAAATAAAATGTCTATCGTTAAAGTATGAAACTGTGTATTCAGGCGATAATATGCATGGTTCTCTCTTTTATTTATTTAGTTATTTGTCAAATGCAATTGTTTAACCCCGTATCCATTGCACTTCAAATCGGCCTGATTGCATTATGGGTGTGGTTAATAGATTTTTTCTGTAAAAAGGGATATTATAAGACAGCATGGTTGCTGCTAGTTCTTTCACGTATTCACGTATTAAGATTTATCGTATTAATATAACGCGGTGGTTAATGTGTTATAATATATATAAAATAAATATAAAATGGAATGTACTATTTGTTATGAGAAGTTTTTTACACCAAAAACAAAAGAAGAATTAAAATGTTTACTTTATGAAAAAAGTAGTTACAAAGAAATAGAGATGTTCAAAAATCTACTTATTACAAATAAACATAATGAAACACATGCATGCTCTACACCCAATTGTAAATGTATAATGTGTGGCGATTGTTGGATAAAACTAACGCATAAAGGAAAAGGTATAGACGAAATGATAATTGATGATATGCCAACAATTAACGACAAATTTGTTTGCCCTTATTGTAAAATAATTGATTGGAAATATTATATGAATAATGTATTTAATGAATTACAGGAAAAAGTATTAGGGAAAGAAGTGTTTCATGAATTGTTATTTTCAAAATGTTTTAATGATTTTGATTGAAAGAGAGAAAGTATGTGAGAGAAACGAAATAGAAATAATAAACAAAAGAATATATGTCAATTATTGTGCAATGTCCGCATTGCGGCGATTTTATTAGCATTATTGAATTAAATTGCTTAATTTTTCGACACGCAGTCCTCATTTCAAATGGACAACAAATTAATCCGCACGCATCAAAAGAAGAGTGCGATTCATTTGTAGAACGTGGATTGGTGTATGGATGTGCCAAACCATTTAGACTTGTTAAAACGAATGATGGTGCATTTGTAGTAGAAAAATGTAATTATATCTGATTATAGTATAATGTCAATACAAAGAATACCATACCGCAATGGTGACATTTATGAAGGTGAATGTGAATGTAAAAAGAATGGTCAAGGAAAAATGAAATATAAAAATGGTGACATTTATGAAGGTAGTTGGATTGATGATAAAAAGAACGGTCAAGGAAGAATGAAAAGTAAAAAAGGCGATTATGAAGGTCGATGGGTTAACGATTACCGTGAGGGTCTAGGAAAAAAATATTATAGTAATGGTGAATATCAAGGAGAATGGGCTAATGACCTACGCAATGGTCAAGGAACTATGAGATATAGAAATGGTGATGTTTATGAAGGTGAATTTAAAGATGATAAGATAAATGGTCAAGGAAAAATGACATATAGTGATAATAATGTTTTTGAAGGTGAATTTAAAGATGGTAAACTAAACGGACAAGGAAAAATAACATATAGTGATGGTGATGTTTATGATGGTGAATTTCAAAGTAATGCACGCACTGGTCGAGGAACTATGAGATATAGAAATGGTGATGTTTATGATGGTGAATTTCAA